GCTTTAATTCCCGCCGAACTGGCGGTATGTTTGAGTTTATCTAATCCATAATGTTCAAGATTAATTGAAGCATTTAAGTCCCTGTCGATGTTTAAATCCCAATCTGATACTGAATATTTAATATAATCCATTGATCCATCTGAAATTTGTTTATAGTTTTTCATTATCTCTCTGGTGGTTCGTATAACACCAATAATAATTCACTTACTCTAGATGCCCATGAAATATCATCTTTGTTAAGTTCAATTTCTTCACTGAAATCTTCTATATCATGAGGTATTATTTTCCAGGGACTACTAGACTCAATATCACAAAAAATATGCCTCAATTCATGTCTAAGTATCCTTATTTGATCTTGTCTGGCGATATTATTCCAACAGAGTTTATCTAGATAAATGATATAATCATATCCCTCATCAACATCGTCTTCTGTTAATTTCCTGACAATCTCATTTGTTTTCTGGATCCTTCCTAGTACTACCTTACCATTCGACATTCTTTTCTTAAGATCAAAAAGAACCTTAATTTTAGCTTGTCTGATATCTGGAAAATATTCTGCTCTTAATTCTCTCATTAAGTCTAAAACATCTTCTGATACATCTTCAAATCTTGTCATAATTTTTTCCTTTCATTAATTTATTTCAAACAAATCATCAGATATTCCTAACAAATTCGGCGATGGTTGTGGTTGATCTAATTTCTTATATTTCAATTTATGATTATAAATGTTATGCAGATATATATCGAAAGGATGAGAAAAAAGAAATTCCTTTCCGTTATCTTGAGTTGAAACTCCCCCCTCTCGATGCCTATTATAACCGCTCAAGCCGTATTCGACAAAATACCAGGGATTTATTTTTACCTGACATGATATTGGTGAGTTGAAATCAATATCCGAGGAGGTGCCATTATGCCCAGGATCATCTTCATCCCATAACACCATTTGCCCCCCATTTTTTATTGAGAAGCTACTTATTATATCCTCTATAACAAAAGTTTTTAATGCAGAAGATAACACAATGAAGAATCTTGCTTTATCGTAATCTGGATAATTTTCAGGAATGCCTTGAGTAGCTATTCTATCAATTACAGTCCGTATTTTAGATTGATATTGATTAAGTAATAAATCCATAAAAATTTGGTTTCTAATTATACCGTGATCTACGGCGGCTTGCGTTGATGCTGCTGTGGTTAAATAATAATTCGCATTATGATAATCATGATAATGATCATAATAATTCTCAGAATTATTCTGATTTGGTATTTCCTTTAATTTATTGATACATTCATCACAAATAAATATATCTGTAAGTTCACCATAATGAAGTAAACCTTTGCCGCATATCAGACATGTAGATTTCTCTGCCTGCAGATTTAGGGTATCACTTATAGATCTTTGATTATCACTCATTATTCGTAGACTCATTCTTATTCTGTCTCGACTGTATAGACTTTACGGCCAATTCCATTTTTTGTCTGGCAGATGGGTTGGCAGTATGAATTTTAATACTAGGTAATTTAAATGTTTTATCAGTAAATACTTTCTTCTCTATCCAATTTAATACATCATATCCAGTTCCAATTTTTTTGTCATCACCTAAATCATGATCTAAACTGATATCAGTAACATTTCCTTTCTTTAGCATTGATATAGCTTCTTTAGGTGTCTTGACTAACTTCCATCCAGCAGGTGGTGTCCTTTCATCATCTAAATATACTTTTACTTCATATAGGTATTGTTTTATTTTCATACTTTTATCCTTTGAGTAAATTTTTCACAAATCTTTTAATAACCTTTTTATCTAAGTGTTCCGGTATATCTGCTATATCAATATATTCAAAGAGTATAGATTTATTATCCTTTATCGATTCCTCTTTTATCTCAGATACTTCTTTAACATCAATATTTTTACTAAAATCCACATATAGCTGATCTGGAGAATATGATTGTGCTATCTCCATTATTTTATTATTTATATTTCTACCGAAATCCTTCAAATATACTAACTTTACTATATTTCCATTCACTTCTTCCGGCACTAATCCATAATTATCCTTGTCATCTGTAATATCTATTTTAATAAATTTTGGGGCACTTGTATAATTGATAAATTCTAGTCCATCATTATCAAGAATATAGAAACCCCTATCGCCAATATCACCAAAAGACATCTGATAAGGAGCTCCAATATATCTAACATTACCCCTGTTAGATGGTGAATGAAAATGCCCGGAAAATACTTGATCCCATCCTTTGAAATCGTTCAATGTTAATCTCTCATTTTCAGGCATTATATAACTCTGGTTTATGGGAAAACCACCTATCTCAAAATGACCCATTAGTATCTTACCGCTTGTCGGAAATGTGTTTGCCCAAGGGCAGAGTGTGATATCATCATGAATAGTAATTGTTTCTTTTATTATCTTTATATTATCGTATTCTCTGAATATATCTAGGCTTGTGGGATCTATTATAGATTTATAGAAGATATCGTGGTTTCCTGTTATTATGTAGGTATTTAAATCTCTAAGTATATCAGCTATTTGTATAGCTATATATAGGGATTTCATATGAATATGTTTTCTATTATGAAAGAAATCCCCTAAATGTATAATGTTAGATATATTTCTTCTGGCACAAGTATCGGCTATTGTCTGAAACAATCCTAAAGTCACATCATGCCACAATTTTGACCCATTTTTTAATCCTAAATGAGTATCACTTACCAATACAAATTTATCCAATATTCATTACATCCTCTTACATCAATTTTTTTATCTCTTCTTTTAATGTATCTTTTCTATCTACATTAACAATATAATATGAACTGCACATGAACATTATTTCAGGTTTTGATGAATATGTAAATGATCTTTCTAATCTAGAATTTATATATGTTTTTACAATATTATCAATTTCTTTATCTGATAAAACCGATGCAGTATGAAGCGTAAGGTCATGTATTTTTGGACTCCATGCATATTTGTATTTTCCTATAGGAAAGAATAGATGTGGGTTGCCGTATACACATGATGTATAAATATATGGACTTACTGATACACCATTTCTTACTTTCCACCCAAATTTTTCTTCAAATTTGGTATTTAGTTTATCATGTATTTCTAGTAATGTAAGTGCTGGATGTCTATTATCTAAATGGGATGATTTTTTAGTAATATTAGCACTATTGTCACTAGACCCTCTATATAAAAAATCATCTTTTTTAAACTTTATAAATTCTTTCAAGAAGGGAGAACAAGCATCAACTATTTTTTTTTGCTATCTTATCAGTAGTCATCTTCTCTTCTAATATATAGTCGGTAAATTTCATTATGTTTCCCTGTATGGAATTTTTCTTTTTCTTTTCTTCTTCGTCTCAGAAGATATTAATATATCTTCATAATTTATAGCCTTTGTATGATATGTTCCTTGATTTTCTATAAATATATCATACGATTTATAACACAGATCTTTTATTTTGGAGTGCTTATTTTGATTTTTTATGAAAGCTTTAAAAGAATTCTTACAGATTTGAGTGATATATGCAAATGCATTTGATGATTTTTCTGGATTAAAATTACTTATATATTTTATACATGTCAAAACTGCTTCTGATATCATATCGGATACCCAGGTATATCCAGCATAGCTGCCTTTAGAAGCATAACTCTCAGCAATAGAAAGTATCATTTCACCAAGTAGATCTGAAATAATACCCGTTTTCTTATACTTTACAACTTCCAATAAGAGTTCATCATTTTTTACATAATAATTTTTACTCATTAAAAATGTTATATAACATAATATAATTATTGTAAATTATTATGTATTTTTTGTTATACAATAATAATTTAGAGTTTCTTTATTTTATTTTCTTTATATAAGCATTAATCTTGCTAATTGCATCGGTATCTGACTTTACTCTCGATTTCCTGAATTTTTCCTTTACTGTATATGCTTTAGCAAAGAGTTCAATAATGTTTGGTTGTGTTATATGGAACATCAAAAATCTCGAATTTTGATATATATTATTTGCCCATTCGTCTTTTGGATCCAGTGATATCCTTATTATGATAGATGTGTTTTTCTCACCACCAAGCTTAGAAACTTCAGCTGTTATAAATGGAACATCTATCTCTTTCTTAATCTTTTCAGCAAAACTTTTAGCCGTATTAGCATCAAAAATAGGATCCGATATAATTTCATTTAATCTATCTTTCGATTTTCTTTCTACTTCGGTTTTTAATCTTGATAGTTCATTATTGCATTCTAATTGAAATATCTTCATTTTCTTTATATATTTTTTGTTTATTTTGATATCTGATAAATCGGATCCTTCATCTTCCGAACATAATGAAAATTCATACTTCCCTTTATATATATCTCTCAAGTTCTTATTAAGCATCTTGATTTTATCATTAATAATATTACAATCTATATTATATTCACTGATAATATGACTAAGAATAGAAGTATAATCTTTAGGCTTATCAATAAGCTTTATTGAAATAGACCTAAATATATTCGTTTCTTCATCCAATCCCGACTTAGAAAGAAAACTTATTAATCTCATTTATTCCCCCTTAACCAATGAAAGTGACTCGTCTATCTCTTGCACTTTCCGTCCATATTCTAGTAATATTAGTATCTATATATTCTCCTGTATATGACATTACTGTTTCACCATAGATATCCCATACTTCAATTACAGGATATAAATTATTAAGGTTATGTTCAAAATCATGATAGTATGTTTGTGCCGAACAACCACATTGCGCACTTGGAGATATTCCAGCACTGGAAGTCCAATCACTAGATCCAGCTGACATTGAAATAACACTGGCTTTATCACTCCAATAATTAGCTAGATAATTACTGACTAGTTTGTTTTTTGTGGTATCTGTATCTGTTTCATCAACAGGATCTGGAGCTATATAAATAATAACATCATCTATACCACCATCGCTAATAACACCAGGTTTTGACCATTCTATAGCGAATTTCTGATCACTAGAGTATCCATGTGATTCAGATGCACCAGCTACCCAAAATTCAAAGAAACCTTCATCGTTAGTTTGAACCTGTGGAGCAGCATTTACTGCCGAACCACCAGATTGCTGAAGATATACCCAAGCTGTAGTTGATGTTCCATTTATGTATATACTTATATTGGCTTCATTTACAGGTTGCCCTTCTTCATTTACCAAATATGACCAATAATGCGTCCTCATCTTCTAAATCTCCTATTACTTATATTTAGTTTTTCTTTTCCATTCTTAACCATATTTTAAATTCAGAACTTAAATGTTTATGAATTGTACTACAATATGTATATGTGACTAAATTATCACTATTATCAAAAACACCAATTTCTGTTACATCTACACCATCAGATAACCCACTAGCTGATCCAGCTGGTATTGTTCCCTCGATATAATAAAATTCATTATCTTCTAAGTAGGAAACATCAGCTCTAGCAACTGGTGTCTCTAAATCATCTGCTGTTCGATGTGGCCAGTCAGCCCCCCCACCAGTTCCGATTTTGAAATAACTAACCTTATCGATTAATGTATCCATAGAATCGACACCAGAACTTATCTGTTTTATTACAGCCGTTCCTGTTTTACTGGTATTGAATCTAACCCAAACACTATTTTCATCTTTTAATTCAATTTCTTGTGGTATCATCATTTGATCATTTTCATCGAAACATTGGACCTGGACAGCTACAGCATTCAAATTATGATTAATTCTCCATAGTGGAGATGTGCTTGATTGAGTATGTAAATAATCACCAGCACCTATCAATGTATATCCACTTCTAGCAACAGCAAAAGTTACGGTCATCGATGATACATTCTCTGTTAATGTTAATGGAATTATTGTTTCCCTGTTATCATTTTCGATCTGAGCTAACATATATTGATAATTGGTACCAGGACCATATTGAAAATGGTTCACAATCCAAGTTAGATTACTAGCAGTATGTTCATTTATTTCGCCAGGGGGTGAGATAAATGCATATCCAGCAATATCAGCACTAAATTCTATTTCTACGATATTAGAACTAATGCAGGTTATCTTATCTGGCATTACCATTTTTCTATTTGTATCAAAACATTGCACGATTACACTAGCTGAACTTAGATTATGTAATACAATCCACGTTTTAGATGCACTGCTCTGTGTATGTAATACCATACCTGATGTTGTGCTGATGAACTGTGAACATGCTGTATATAATCCAGCATTTAATCCAGAATACAATGAGATGAAATTTCCAGAAAAATCGGTTATCGGCGATATCAATGTAGTATAATGGCTGTATTTACATACAGGCTTCATTTCTTCCCATCTTCTTATCAGTTCTGTAATTGTGTCTTCATCTAATATGTCAGGTTCGTTTAATGGCTCATTGGTTAGATCAATTTCCATTCTATAATGTGGAGTAAGCATCTTTTCATCATATTCATAAGTAGGATATGTTGGTCTCCATATACTACCACCACCAGCTATAAAAGCCTTACCAGCAATACCTTCAGAAAATCTTACAATAATATAATTTTCATCATACATCTGAATACTATCAGGTAATATTGTTATGTCATCGGTATCTATAATTTCAATATTTACAGCTTCAATATCTAGATTATGATATATGTTCCATTCTGTTTTTGCCTGATCTTCTGTATGAAGATATGCACCATACAATTCATTATATCTCTCAACCCCTGTTATTACTGTAGCTTTTCCACTCAATGCTATATCAAAATCTACTATCAGTGAGTTTTTATCAATGAATTCTACGAAAGATGGTTTTACAACTTCACCACTTTCGTTCTGAACTTCCACTACTGCGTATTTCAATCCTAAGTTATGCTGGACATTCCAAGCTGTTGATGAATTGGTTTGTGTATGTGTATATGCACCACTTTCAGTTGATTCCCCTGTTTCATGATCAAATATTAGAACACAACTAACAATAGAGGCTAGTCCAGCAGTATTTTCGGGAAATGTTATAATAATACTATTTTCATCTATTATTGTTATATCACCAGGCTGTATTACATAACCACCCAAATCAGTAACTTCTACAGCTATATCAGTAGTTCCAAGATTATGAGTAATTCCCCATGTATCACTTGCTATCTCATTAGTGTATACATAATATCCAGTTTCTGTAGGTTTAACACCATTATAATATACATATCCAGCACCATCGATTGGTGGTAATTCATCATAAGCTGGGTATGATGTATATAGATAATCCTCAAAGTATTCTATAGGTATTTTCTGTGTCGGATTATATGGATTATCACTACTTATTGTTGGTATATCAAGAGGCCAGTCATGCCATCTTTCGTATATATTAAGATGATCTGTTGGATGAATAAGCCCCTTTTCTTTTTAGGAAACTAGGAAGACCATCAGCTGCCTCTCTTTGCTGCAGTGTAGAAGTATCTATTATATCAGAGTCATATATCTTATAAAGATATTCTAGATATTTGGAATTTACTATTGATGGATCCTGAAGAGACCATAGATTTTTAGTCATTCCATAGGCTTCAGAATGAATTTTATCAAGAGATAAGTAAAAGAATTCCAGTAGATTAGAGCTTCTATCTATCATAGGTATCGCTCTATCTGCATAGTAAAATAAATGATCAAATATCACATAGAACCTATCGTCACCAGCAGTTCTATATATTTTACCAAAATACAAATAGAGAATATTTGTATTCATATAGTTTTCATATTCGTCTATTGAGTCTACATAATCATGAAAGGTTCCTAATCGTCTAAAATAAACTTTATATCCATCATACTCAGCCAACTCATCAGTTGTCAGTTCTGATGCTCTATAGTTATCAGTACATAATACAAGTTCAAACTTATTGTCACTAGGTGTTCCAGATACAGGAAGAACTCTTAATCTGTAATATCTCTCTTCCGCTTCTAACCATATATCAAAACCATATCCACCTTTTACAACTATACCATGATTTTGGCCAGTTATCAGATGTCCTGCATTTGGATAAACTGTTCCATACGGATCTATATTACCCACATAACCATGTAATATAAAATACGGTGAATCTGAGAATTTTCCCATTAAGTAGCTATCTCCTCTGTGAAAGTACACCCATCAATATAGATTGCTGGGAACTGATTAAATCCTAATTTTATATCTCTTAATCTGTTTTCCCCCGCATATGTATCTTCATCAACAGTATAATATGGATAATTACCTGTTTCATTTGGTTCATATACCGTTTTATCAATTATATCTATATTTCTTATTATTAAGTTTTGAATTCCAGCGACGTTCTCAAATTCATCTTCACTTTCTTCATCTGTAATAGTTAAGTCTTCAATGAAGTTTATTATTTCCAAGAAGCCAATAGTTTCATTAAAATCTCTATTTACATTATCAAAAAAGTATTCTAATTTATTACGAACATCTACTGAAACCTCTTCAAAAGAATATGTTCTTTTTATTTGTATTCCAATATCAAAACAAAAATATACCAATTCAGGCACATAATACTCTTCATATGTACATATCATTTTTCTTGGTTCTAAGTATGTTGATAATAATTCTTTGAATGTATCTGAAAACGCAACAGGTATTAAAATATCATCACTAGCAGATGATGCTGATGTTGATATAGTGCTATCTCCCCATTGTGATGGTATGACAGAAATATATACTTTATTGTATTCTTCTACATCTCCAGAGGGGGCAATCTCTTGTTCACCCCATACATGAGCAACATCGATATCAGATCTAGATTCAAGATGTCTTTCATAGTCATTTACTGTTACATTTCTATATTGTGAATGCATATTTCCAAGTGAGGCATCTTTTATTTCACTTATTGTTTCCCTACTAGCAGAGCTGGTTGTAGTCGCCGTATTTGTAACGGATATTTCACTATTATCTAGCCATTCTTTTGTATTTCTATTGTAGATAAATTCTGTTTCAGGTGTTGTTATGCTTCCAGTACCAACTTCACCATCAGCCCCTAATGTTTTTAGCAATGTTATTTCAATATCATCAGCAACTTCTGGTACATTTCTAGTTTCATAAAATTCTACAAGATATTTCTGATATCTATTATATCTAAATGAATAAACATTATTAACAGATGATAGTCCAGATATTTCATCATAAATATCAGGAATTCTTTCCCATATTTCATCATCAACTGTGACCTCAATAGATGGGTATTCATCATCTAGATCATCATCATAGTCAAAATCATAAAGAGGCAAGTATATTCTATTATCTATTAGATCATTTCCAGTATAGCTGTATGTTAGAACTTCACCTTGTCTAACAGGAATATCAATTGTTATCGGCCATGATGCTGATGTTGATATTGTTTCTGTTAGATATGTATTAGTAGCGAATTTAATAATATTACCATCACTGTCAGTAAGATCTGGGCATGATATTTCTTTCCATGCTGGAATATATAAAGTATCCCCCAATGAAACACCAGCACCAGATGGAATTGTTACAGTAATAGTTGTTTTTGCTGATCGATACCCCGAAGGATTATAACCTCTTAATCTTGATAGCATATGAACCGTTTCATATATATCAGCTGTATCCATATATACATTTTTCGCTATTTTATTAATGAAAAATGTACTCAGATCTGATATATACGCCATAAGTTCTATTAATATAGCAATATTAGATCCTTCATAATTATAGTCCCTAAAGACATCGCTAATTTGAAGTTGATCTTTAAGGCGTGCTTTAAATGTATTGAAATCTACATCTAAATATCCTGGTGTTAGTTCACTCATTTCTTACTCCTGTTTTAAGATAAAATCGACTTCTTTGATCTCTTCTGGCTGGATATCTTTTATCGAATATCGTATTGTTATTTCATATTGGTTCTTATCATGATTTGCATTTACATTTATGTTTTCAATAGTAATTCTGTTATCCCATATCTGCAAAGAATGAAATATCTCAGATCCAATTCTTCTTGATGTTATTTCATCTATTGGTTCAAATAATATACTATAAATATTTGAGGCGAATTCTGGTAGCATTCGCCTCTCTCCCTTCAATGTTGAAAGTATATTTGAGATGGAATTTTCAACAGCATCAAACTCTGTGTCTTTTACTACGTCACCATCTTGAGCTTTCTTCAGCCCTATATCAATATCCGAATAAACAGCCATAAAAGTCCTCTATATATTTAGTTAAATTCTATACATATTTCTTTCAATACATCAGTATAATATGTTTTTTGGTCCTTTACATCTTCAAAATGTGATTCTTTATCTGGCAACAAATTTGGAATATCAGTATCTAACATAACTTCTATAATCACTCTTGTTCCAATACTAGATATTTCATATTCTCTACGATTATTAATAGTTATCCATCTGGAATTTAATATATCAAATCTTTCTCTTGTTAAATCACCAACATCAGATCCACCACTTGGAAGATCATCTATTGTCAATCCAGCTGTCTCTAAATGTGTAAGAGGTGTTAAGTCTTCATAATAGATAACAAAAATAAAATTTTCAGCTGTATCTTCCTCTTCACCATATTCATTCTGATAAGCAGCAGGAATATTACATACATCAGCTTCATCTGGCGCAGGCCATGTTTCATACCATGTTCCATCACTCGGTTTCTTATAGTTTTCAAATCTATACCCATCACCGGATTGTATTGTCCCTTTATGACTGGAATCAGAAGCGGTTAGAACTATCTGCTCTCGTTTATGTGGGAATAACATAACACCTACATTTACCGATAATGAATCCCATTTCGCTGGTTCAAATAAAGCACCACTCAAATGATCAATATTACATATATAAATACTACCACTATATACTCTTATATCATTTTCAACATAATTAGTAGCTGGCGCCCAATCTGCAAAAAGGCTGGAGGCATCAATAGCTAATGATTTAGTAATGTTCCACATCTCATCATAGCATCTATTCATCTCTGTAACAAAATTATAATCATTTTGTGCCTTCTTTGCTGTTGCATTTATGAGTAGCTGTGCTTCCATTTCAGCTGGTGTTACATTATTATCTATCGTGTTTTCAGCACTCAAAGCCTCATCATCTATACAATATGTAGTTACTGAAGATGTTATCTCAAAAGCCGTAGTTAATTCGCCATTGGTCTCTTTTATTTTGTATGCATCATATAGTTCTTGAAATTGATCATCTGTTAATAATGTTGGTCTTACATTATACGGCTGATCATAATCATGATAATATTCTCCTGTATTAGGATTTATCCTAGTAATAAATCTATCCCTTTGATTTATCCTATATTGGACAAAATCATCAAAGTTCATTTCGTCCTCATCTAGAGTTCCATCCTCTGTTCTTACATATCTATCAAGAAAAGTAAGCTCATTTAATAGCCAATCAAAATGATTTACAGGATTACTTACATCGGTATCAGTAACAGTTTCCTCATCACGGATAACACCGTCTAATACCCATATTTTCATTTTCAAGATATTAAAATCATCTGTATCAGTATAATCATATATAAATAACTGATTTATAATATAATCATATGGATCATCAAAATTATCATGATTTCTATAACTGCTCATTTATTTTCCTTATGTTGTGTTTATAACAGTTCCAGATCCGGTTACTATAGTTCCAGTAAACGTTCCAGCGAATACATCTCCTAATCTAGCGGCGTTAGATCCTTCGATGAATACAGTGCTGGATCCACTAACAATAATTCCTACATGGCCACATCCACCAACAACAATATCACCAATTCTAGATGCTAATTCTCCTTCTGATGATACTGTTCCAGCACCAGAAGCGATTATTCCTGTCATATCTATACATGGTGGATCTGAATGACCGCAACATATCCCAACACATGCATCTCCAATTCTAGCAATCCCTGGCATAAATAACCTCTAATTTAATAAAATAGTAGATCCTTTTACTGTTATATTTCCAGAGCATTCAATTACACAATTACCATCGATGGTAATATTTGCATCTCCAGAAATAGTAATATTTGTGCTTCCTGAAATTGTGGCATTTTCATCAGATGGTATTGTTATATCTATATTACCCTCACCATCGAATTCTATTATTTGGTCACCATTTGCTTTTAATCGTATGAGATCTGGATATGATGTTGTAGGCCAATCACCTTGCCCAGGAACTGACGCAAAATATCTTGGCTGCATATGATTTCCACTCTCAAAGAAAATGAATACATGGGATCCAACAGCAGGTATTCCCCAAAATCCTTTACCGGAGTATGCACCACCAATAATAGGCAAAGCTGGTTGTGCCCATGGAAGTTCTGAATCGGGAATTCCTTCATCTACTGTTTTGGTTGTAATATCAGTATGTATGCCAAAAATTCTAACTCTTACCCTTCCAGATTGAAGAGGATCATCTATATCTTTTACTACACCACGGTAAATACTATTAAACTTTTCCGAAATGGGCCTGAAATCTTCTATTTGATTTTTTATCATTATGATCTCCCAATTATCAGCTTAGTTGATACATTTTTAGCAGTTGCATTAAGAAGTATTCTATTCTCAGAATCAGAATATGCATTCTTTATCAATATCATCTTTTGAACATATACTGGTCTTCTATCGGTAACGAAACTATGTACAACAGATTTTATTAAATACTTCCCCTCCAAGTTTTTGTTATAGATGCCTTCTCTCCCAAGAGAACTTGGCCAAATAATCTCTATCATACCACCGGCGTATCTTTTCTCAAATCCTGTAACATTTATTATTAAGCATTGCTGCTTACTATATCTTTTTATGAATTCACCATAGTTCATATTCTCCAATAGAGCAGCATCAGAATCACCTTCGAGTATAAAATCACCATGAGTATTACTTATATCTGGAAATAACGATTTTCTCCCCAATAGCGTATATCTGGATATTCCTTCTGCATATGTAAATTCTTCATCTAACATTTCTTTACCAGAGAAATTATATCCAAATCTATGACCGCCATGCAATTTTGTTATAGCTTGATTGTCTACACCGCTTATTCTCCATGATAGTATCTTATTTCTAAGCAAAGGATTTGAATCGTTAAATACATACTTACCATCATCGTTTTCATCAACAGTCATTAAAGGTAATTCTCTAAGTAATTTTTCTAGAGTTATAAAATTCCATCCATTTCCATTCTGATAAAATAGATATCCAGCAGTTCGTGATGAACTTCCCGATGCTCTTTTCATAAGCCAATTTATGGCTACCCGTGGTGGCCAATAAGGCATATAGAAATAATCAAGTTTTTCCCTGGTTGTCTCAAAATTAGCGAAGCTGGATATGTCTACCATCTGTATAGAAATATGTCTTATAATATCAGATATTAAAACATTTTCACCCCAAGATCTGCTATATCTATTATTGTTTAATGCTCTATATCGAACATCGGTAAAGTATATTTCGATAACAGACTTGCTTGTTGAATCAACATCAACTTGCTGTGAAATTTTTGATACCTTATATATCTCGAAGATTTTTTCAATATCTTCGTTTTCTCCATATGCAATAGTTAAACTTTCTGTTCCAGTAAAAGGACCAAACTCGACCATACCGTAAGAATCCGTAAATATCAATTTACCAGTAATACAGTAAGAAAAGATGTCTTCAATAAAATAACATTCCAATACATCTTTATTGTCTAAAACTATAGATTTATCATCAAGGTGTATAATTACAGAAAATATTTTTGTTCCTTCTTGACCCATTATAATTCAGATATATTCTTCATCTCCTTTATCAATTGGTAAATATGGTTCTCCTTCATTATCTTCACTTCTTGACCAGGCTCTAGATCCTCAAAGGGATTAGTAATGCTATTCATTAAACATATTATCCACCATAAATTAGGGTTCTCATAATATTTCGTAGCAATAGTATCCCACCATTCATCATCACTAGCTTTGTGTGTAAAATAATACATAGTATCATTCAAAATATCATCGTTTAATGTATATGTTCTAAAAATATTTACGAATCTATTACTATCTTCATCTTCCAACATATTAAATAATAATAATTGAGATGCATTATTAAGCCTGTGATTAGTAAGTTCATAAAAAGATTTTGATAATTGTTTTACAGCCATTTTATTCTCCTGTTACTATGTTCCTTATTAAACTTCTACCTAAACTTCTACCTCTACTAAATACCTCACTGATAGCTCTATTTTTAAGTCTATCCCGTATATAAGTATTCTTCTTATCAATTCCTCTTTCCTCTGGTGGTATAGCACCTGTTTCCGGTGTATATGTAGATGTAATTATTGGTAAATCAAATGTGCTTTTATATGTAGGTGAAACATCGATAAAATCACATTGAACTTCTGCTCTTGTTGGATATCCATTCATCCAAGGTCCATAATATGTAGATGTAACCTTACTCAATGCTGCATATTCTACATATAACATATCCCTATTAGGTATTGCTTCTATAGAAAATATATGAGGAAGTTTTATATCTATTAATCCCTGACCAACTTCAGGGCAGGACAATTTTTGTAGCATTCTTATTGGATATATAATATCCTTCTGAGGATTACCTTCATCAGCAAGATTAAATGAAAAAATATATCTTCTTCTTTCAGAATCTTGATATGTAAGTGGGGCATCAATTCGATAATGAGCAGCTTCTACACCCCCAGCCGATTGCGCAGCACTGATAGCAGCCGCTGTTGCAGACATTCTTTCCTGTTCCGCCTTGGATCGTCCCGCAAAAAATCCTTTTAGTGCCTCACCAGCAAATGTTGCAACTTCTTTGGCTTCTTGTGCCCCCTTTTTAAATGATGCCACTTTTTGTGACATTCTACTTACAAAGGATTCATATACTTCCCATTTATGGTCTAAATCTTCAGGCCAAGAATCTGGTGATAAAAAATAAAATATGATAGGACTTCCGCTTGTCTTGACAGCCTCCTGTCCTCTTACGAATGATGGCTGGCTAGACATTTCTTTTGCTTCAAGTTTTATCCATAAAAAATTGGTATTTTCTATTCCCTGTGGTATTATAGAGTGAGGTCTAGTTATGGGATTTTCTTCATATGGCATATAATCAAACATATATTTTACCTCTATTGTGCATTATAGATATACAAACCTATACTTTCTAGTTCGTCTGGAGGCTGTATACCTATCGATGATGGTCTACCTTCACCCCCACCTTGTGCTGACAAGAATTCAGCAGCAATTTGTCCTGGTTGTATCTGACGTTCTCTCATTTCTTTCGCTAAATTATTCGTTGCATTTATCTGATCTAAAGCTCGTTTCTTATTTTCTTCTTTTTCTTCCCTTTCTTTTTTTACCCGTTCCCTTTCTAAATCTTTCATTCCTTTAGATTCTTCAACTTTATTTTCACCACCAAAAATTTTACCAATCTTTTCTATTCCCTTACTTACTCCTTTTGTTATCCATCCAGCTGGTGTATATTTCATGAAGAGGTCTTTTACACCTTTAATTATATCAACTATAAAATCAAAAAATCCTTTGATTTTTTTCTTTATCTCGTCATATATTTTACCAAATTGACCATCACCAGCAAGAGAAAATAAAGTACCTATCCAGGCAAATGCACCATATATACTATCTTTTATCTGGTTAAAAGCACCTAATATTTTATCCTTTAATCCGGTGACTAGACCTACTACCCATTCTCCAAAATTCATTTCTATACCAAGGTATTCTAATACTTTATCACCCATCCATCCCAAAATTGTAATAGGTAGCTCGAAAAATCCCCAAAGTGCAGCTTTTAGTCCACCCTTTATTTTATCCCATAAAGTTCCTTCTGTTTGTGTGAACCCTTTGATAAAATCTATCAAACCCATAATTATAGCAAGAGGCCATCCAAGAAATTTAAAACCTCTTAATATTCCACTAAGAAGTTTACCAAGAATCCCCTTTTTAGCAAGAGAAGATGTTATAAAAGAAAAAATTTTACCTATAAATGGAATTTTCATCAATAAAGATGATACTTTCGTTGCAATAACACCTAACCATTTGAATAGTGTTCCTAATATAGGTATCTTCTTTAAAAATTTGAAACCCCCTAAAAAACTCCATAAAACCTCAAATGGTAAAGTTATAGATCTTACAACACCACCTATGGCCATACCAAGACCAACTACTGCACCACCAAGTATTTTCAATAACAAAGCTACCCAATCCCCTTTAGTTCGTGGTATTTTCATACTTAGCCTTTCTTTCAAACTAGCGGCCTTTTCTCTTTTCTCTTCTCCTTTCATGAATGAGAGTATCTTTCTTAGCCATGAATTTCCCTTTTTGGTTTCTTCTGCTGTCTTTTCTGCAGGATCTGATTTTCCCTTTTTAAAAATGCCTAGCAATGGCTTAGCCAAACTTCCTAAGAATCCGAATGCCCCCTTTATCATATCCTTTGCCATTTGGAAATATTCAGCTAAAGGACCCAACATTTCTGTTATAGTAGATGTTAATTTAGACCATAATTTTGAAAATCCATCCCTTAGATACTTTACTGCCTTACTCTCCCAAAATCCCTTTGCTAGGCTTTGTGTATACTTGAATACTTTTATCACCCCAGTAGACCAAGACGTTAGAAGTCCTTTCATTAACCCCTTCGTTAGAGATGATTTAACCTTTGGTGGAATTTCACCAGCATTATCATCCTCAAGATTTTTCTTTTGCTGTTTTAACAACTCGTTTGCTATACCAGCAAAATTTGCCGTAGCAGTCGCAAAGGCTGATATACTTTTTTCAGATGGTATTGGACTTTCTGCCATTTACCACACCTCCTAAAAAATAAGGGTCTAAAGAATGAGTCATCCTTTAGACCCTTTTTGGATCCATTAAGCTTTCCGTCAAGCTTAAGCGTGAAGACATAGTGGGCCCGGTGGGCCTGTGATGTCGAGAAGCATTATTTATTTTGTCTTTTCTGCCTTTTTCCAAAAAATACTTATTTTTTACTTAAAGTCTCTAAATCTTTCATATCAGCAGCTAAGAGATCTAAAAATGATTCCTTCTCAAATTCTGGAATATTATTAGATTCCAATAAACTTATCCCTGCTAATTTAGAGAGATAATACTGATCCTCGATAATCCTGTATAAGGATGTATCAGAGGTCCATATGTAGATTAGAAGAAAAAATCTTCTAAAGGCACCTCCCGTTTCATTACTTTACCGCATCCAGTACATCTCAGCTCATATGAAAAATCAATTCCATAATTATATTTATTAGTCCATTCGGATATCTTTTCATAAAATAATTGTGGTGTTTCATTTACTATATATAATTTATCTTCCCAGGAAATATTATTATCTTCGCCTTCGGGTGTAATAATACTTGCTATCGAAGCTGCATGTATTATACTTGCTAATTCTGCAAATTTCTGTGAAGGTGTGGTAAGAGATTCATCAAAAAATCTATATCCTTCTTTTATATCTTTCCGTGTTACATATTTAAGCCTTAATGATATATTATCATTTAGTTTGACAACATAATCAATATCTTCTGGAACACTGATAACTTTCATCTTGTTAAGATCTATACTAGCCAAATTTTGGGTCTTACAATTTTCACATTCCCATTTAAATTTATATATATTACCTTTCGACTTTTTTCTGATCTCCACAAGAATAAAAAATCTATCCTGAAGTGTAAGATCATCTATATTAAAATCCTTACTTGTAACGGATGATGTTATGATATCATCAAGGACCTTTTCAATAATTCTAGGATCATCTTCATTTTCATAAGTAAGGACCTTTTTTATTTGCCCTATAGTAATAGGATTAAATGTAATAGTTTCACCACTTCCAGGCAAAACAGCTTCAAATTCATAAGCATTTAAAAACTTCTTAAAATCAGACATATTAGCCTCCTATAAACAATCTAATTTATACCATACTTGCTACTGTGGCCGCTGTATCAGCAAATGATACACGATTACCATAAGTAATTCTATCTATTACATGATACATATATTTGAATGTTACTTCAAATGAGGCGACTTCAGTGCTATCATATGACAATTCCATTGCTCCAATACTTGATGGCCATGCATTTACCAGCTTATACTGAAGAATTACTTGACCAGAACGATTCAATAATTGTACAATCTGATCAACCATATACTCATCTGGATGGCCATGTTCATTACTTGTAGGGTCATGTACCTTCTTTTGCCAACCCATATACCATGTATATATATCAGCTTCAGCATCACAATTAAAGGTTACTGTCCAATCATCAAATGTATACTTACCGGCTAATTTATAGTCATAACCTTGCCATGGTACAACTATTTCCTCCAAAGTTGATGCTGGAAGAGATGACGACTTCACAAGATATATAGCTCTATTAGCATTAGAGCCTATATTTGCGGGAAATTGGGGTTTTACATAGAATAAATATCCCCTAGCGCCATCTTTAAAATTAGCTCTAAAATGCTCCAAATTAAATTCTGCCATTTATTTTACTTCCTCCTTTAAAATTAAGCCGCTCCAGATTGAATCTCAGCAAATGATGCTCCTGTCTTTGTTGCTATAAAGTTTAGTACAATAAATTCAGCAGCCCTTGTTGGTTTAATATAGATATCAGCCCATAATTCATTCCTATCAATTCTTTCTGTTGTATTATTTGTTGTATCACATACTATTAGATATTCATAAACACCTCTTCTAGCCTGTGTATCTCTAAGGAACGGATCAATCATATTTACTAATTGTGCTCTTGTTACCTCATCATTAGGATCAAATAGGAAATATCTAGCTGCTGTAGATATAGATTTTTCTAACACAATAAATAATCTTCTAACATTAACTCTATCAAATGCAGATGATTTGCTTAATTGTGTTTTTTGGCCCCATATAACCTTTCCTTGACCTGAGAAACTAACTATTGGATTTATCTTAGCTTTATAGAGTATATTTCTCTCCCCTTCTGTAGGATTCCAAGCTAATTTTCTAACATTAGTCAATATAGCTCTGTTAAGACCGGCAGGTGCAAACCATGGATCCGCAACATAGTCAGTATTAGCATATATACCAGCGACATGACCCGATGCTGGTATCCAACGATATTTACCATTCCACTTATCGTAAACATTTAACCAGTTTCCATAAAGTGCTGCATAGCTATTATTAATATTTAATGTTTCTAGACTATATGTTCTTAAACAAGTAGCTTCACTTCCTGGATTATTTACAACATCTGCCTTAAGACAATCTAGTATAGCCATACAATCTTTTCTTGTATCTTTACAGATAGATGCTATATATGATTTTATAGTAGTTGACTTTCCAGAATCAATAAACATATTGACATCTATCTGCTCACTATTCGCATATAGATCAAAGTCTAACTGTATATTACCCTCACTAATATCATCGTCATTACCCGAAATCCCACCACCAAATTGCTGCCATTCTGAAGTAGACAAAGTTATCGCCAGACTTTTCTGAGCTGCTAACATTGCCACTCTAATATAACTAGATGAATTATTAATTGCGGATTCTATAAATCTATTAGCACCTTCATCATCAACAGCAGATGGATCCGTAGAAACGTTCCAATATTCAACTGTCTCCCAATTTGAGTCAACAGAAGTATCCTTATTTTGGGCACAACTCTGAACTACAATAAGAAGACTTTTATCATCTGCCAGAGAACTATCTATAGAAGACAATGCAGAGTATGTATCCCAATCAGAATGACCACCAGATGCTATAGCATTATATGTTGAATAATCAGCTATGGCTAATCTTATACTATTACCCCATTCTCCCCGTGAATTAGCTATAAACCATAATGTATCGCTTGATACTGTAACTTCATATGGAACAAATGTTGATTCTGATCCACTTGGTGCCTCAGTTCCAGCAAATGATGCTGATGTTGGCATGTTCCTTGTGCAATATAGCATATTACCATATTTTAGATAACCCATAGCTGAAAGTATATCTTCATAGCAAGCTGCTACATCAGTCGGCTCCCCGAAAGTATCTATAAGAGTATCTATATCCGTAATTAATGTTCTTTTTCTTTCTGGCCCTTTGTATGTATTTCTTAATACGGTAGCTGCTATTGTAGTTGCGGCAGCCGGGACTGTTGTTGATAAATCAATCTCATTAACGTCTATTATAGGGCTTATGTAAAATCCCATCTGATTTTATCCTCCATTTGCATATTTATGCTTCTCTATCCTTATTTATATATTCCTGACTTTTATTTCTTGTTCTCTTCTATTTATATTTAATTAACAACTTCATATCTATCATACATTAATGTGCAGGTAGCATCTAAATTAACTTCACCCTCTCGCTGTGACATTGTTACCTCACCAAGATTCTGAGGCCATGCATTTTTAAACTGAATATTAAATACTTTTTGATGAAAATTATTTAAAATCTTTAATGTACAGTCTATCGTATAAGTATCACTATCGGCCGGTCTGTTAGATTTTCCAGCTATATCCAGATTATTATTAATATACATTATCCAATCATATATAACTTTCCAGTTTCTAAATTCAGAATCAACAGTAAATGTAAATGACCATGGTTCAAACTCTATTGGTGGGGCAGCCATCTTACATGTCCAAGCTTGCCACCTAAATTCTTCTGTTCCTAAAGTTATCCCTGGAACAGGACATCCATGTATATTTAATATAAGTTCATCAGTAGCATCCAAAGTGCTTTCTGAAGGTATTTTTGGTATTACTAACTGAAAATTAGATCCAGTCGCTTTATCTACTGTTATATTAACTGACATCTTTATTCTCCACTATGAAAAATTTCTTGATCATATAGTACAGTCCCACCAGAAATAGACAACCCTTTCTGATAGATACTTTCCGTATATCCGCTAGGTAGATATGTTTCTGTTGTATCTCTAGCATCAAAAGCATCCTCGTTTGTATAGATGTTATTATAGATTTTTTCAATAAAATCGGTATCAGAAATAGGTTTAAATACATAAGTCTGAACTTGAAAGGTAGAGAGCCATCGTATATTTCTTATTCCATCGTCTTCCCATTCATCGTCTATCTCAGGTGAGCTATCCTGAAGGACAACTTTAATATCAAATGTTGTATCTAGCTCTGGTATATTTATTCTTACAAAGGCGTGTGGTGAAAAATAAGGTAATATTTGCTCATAGATCTGATCAATATCACTCATATAAAGTGACCATATATGCAGATTAAATTGTATATTGTATGGTATAGGTGTAAGATATGTATTGACAACTTTGGTGCCGATATCAGTTGATACCTTTATGTCATCTTTGGCTTGCCCCATTCTATCAGATGCAAATTCCAGGGACTGCATAGATACTGACATAATAGGTAATACGATATCTCGTCTACTTTGCTCAACTATCCATGTATAGACCTTAGATTTCGGCCCAAATTTTAATGGAACATTTACATACTTTATTACACTACCAGCACTATTATATCTTGCAATATCAATTCTTGAGAACATGTCCAAAAATTGAATAATGGTTTTTCTTATAGTCTGGTAATAAAAATATCCTCTCATTTCCTTCCTTTAAATTATTTAGATAATTTCTTAATTTCGTTATCTGTATATCCTATCGATTTTAGAAATTCTACAGCTTCCTTTTTGTTCATTCCACCCATGATATTAGCCCCAACATCCGACATCTTAAGTGTATCTTTAGCAATTTTCTCTTGATGCTTTTCTGGCACGGATAACTTTCTTTTTTCCTGTAAATATTTTTCATAAATTTTCATTATTTTCTCCTAATTTCAAATATTTCTTAGAAACCATATATTGAAGAATCAACATCATCATAATTTTCGATATTATCACTTTGATCTTGTATCCATTCATTTTCACCAGCTGCTGAAATTGAAGGCATCTGTGAAAGTGTTGATGCCTCATCACTTTGTTCAGAAAATCTATAAGGTCTCATTATAATGACCCATATTTGTTTCTTCAGCTGAAAAATTTTGTCATCACTATCGACATGAGCAATTTCATAATGTCTACTATTCCATTCTGTTACAATAACATCGCCAATTTTTGGGTCTACTAAATTGCTTACATCTCTGTAGAACGTTCCCATTGGTATAAAGGAGGTGACAACATCGGTTCCCCATACTCCAAAAGGAGACCACATTTGAGGTTCGTCTTCTACATCATATAAAATCTTTGTTGTCTTTGGATCCAAAAATCCATAATACTGATGCTCACCATATAGAACATCATAATCTGCTATATTTGCATCTCTTATGTAGTATTTTATCTGTATACCACCTATATCAGTAAATTCCATAATAAAACTTTGAAATAGATTATGCTCTCTATTATCATAAAGATCATGTAAATTCCATTTAGGTTTATGTCTACCAGATAGAACAGTTCTCATATATGTCCTCTTTAGCCAATTTCAATGCCATATCCTTCGTATACTTCACTATCTTTTACACTTTCTGATAGGGCTTCTATTTCTTCTTTACCTTCCGATATCAAATTACTACCATCTAATGATATACCCGTATTACCGATAGATGCAAAACTCTCAAACTTTGATCGTACTCTCCCCAGCATTACTTTACATAAAGCTGTAGCATAATCTCTTACCCATGATCTTGTATATATATCTTCATCGTCGCCTTCTACAGCAAAGTATCGAATTAACATAAATCCAGGGGAGTCATATGGACCATAAGCAGTTCCATTAGCATCTGTCCATGATAGTGAATTTCCAGATGCGGGTGTTGGATTTATTTCAAGTATATTGGTATATGGATGATATTTAAAATTCCATTGATCAACTGAATATTTTTTCATTGTATCCAAAAAATCTCTAGCAATATGATACGAAACAAGAGTATATCCAGATTCATTCAATGTGAATATATCATACATACCCATATTAAATAAGTAGTTATCTACGGTAAAAAGGGTATTTATACCTCCGGTTGTTCTGGTGCTATACCCAATAACCTCCTTACATGAAGACGGCATTTCATATTCATATTGCCCGGCTGATAACATCATTAGACAATAGGTTTCCTGTGTTGCCTGACCAACAGCCCACCTCATAAACTTTTGTCTAGCATCATCAATGGCATCGTCAATCTGTTCAGCCTCTAGTTCGATTTTTACTAGAGGATATCCCAATCGTCTTTTTATCTTTTCAGCAAGTTCTGACTTTTTCATTTCTATTCCCTACCTGTATTTATATATTACCACTTTCTTTCATAATCCCCTTTAATTAACCTTGTAAAGATATATCCTTTAACCATTCCCATTCATCCTCAAAATCATCAACGACATCTGATAATATACCCCAGGCATCATTGATATCTTCATTGTCATCTTTTAATTTCACTTCATCATTAAGAATATCTTTCATTGTAAATACATAACAAGCCCAATAAAGGCCGGATACTAGATCATCAGGCATATCTTTGCCAAAAAATTTTCCATTTTTTTCCACAAATGAACTTAATTGATTTACTGTCCCAGTATCTGCAATACTCAAACTATTATCCTCAATAACTCTTTTCATATAAAGAACTGCCTTAGGCTTTGTGGATCTAGTAGCTCTTATTCCTAAATCTTTACTTTTTGATCCACTATTTACTAATCTACCGTTTTCAAAATCCCACCATAATCTGTCAACTACAGACGATCCTTCAGCATTATTTTCAACAAGTATATAAGAATTACTATAATATAATGATATCCTATTTATTATTGATGAGAATGAATAAATATCAGTGGTATTTGATTCAAATACAGCGACTTGTTTTAAATTTATTGGTTTTAATCCTATTATTTTTAAGATTTGAATTGTAGAGTAGTGCTCACCAGTACCTTTAGCGACATCACAACCCAGAACGTAAATGGATCCTTTTTCGGGTTTCTCATAGATTCTAAGCTTATTATCTAATTGTAATAATAGAGGATTTTGAATATTCTGAAATAAATATCCCAATACATTTGTGTCTATAACAGTATTAGTAGATCCAAGGAAGTCGCATTCTTGCTCTTGTGTAAACATTACATCCCCAAGATTTTTCCTTTCTTGTCTAGCCCACTCTTCGTCTCTGTCAGGAACTGCCCTCCAAGTATATTTTAATGGGATAAACATATTTTCTTTTCTTTCTGCACCAGAATAGAGCCTGTGAAAGAGATTAAACATACCATTAGGTGTTGAGACAATAACCACCTTAGATTTTTTTGATGCTGAAATGGCTGGATAGTTGGCTGACCAGAATTCTTCAGCGATACCCTTTCTTACAAAAGCAAATTCATCACAAAATAAAAGATTTAATGGTCTACCCCTAAAAGCATCGGTAGATGTCGCTGATACTTCGATTTTCGTTCCGTTATCAAATGTAATAAATGTCTTGCTATACTCCTTTACACCTGGTTTTATCCAAGATGGTAAACTTTCATACATTCTGCGTATAATATACAATATATGAATAGCGGATGTTTGCTTATTAGAAACAATACCTATCATTTTATTAGCATGAAATACGGCATACCATAGAATATACGCAGATACTCCTGTAGATTTACCGGACTGTCTGGCACATAATGATATTACAAATCTATTCTCAGAAATGGTTTCTAATATTTCTTTTTGAAATTTTCTAAGAGAAGGTTCAAATGGAATCTCACCTTTATCGGGATGTATAACTTTTATGTATTTCAGAAAAGGCCATATATCGATTGATGATTTCTGAAGTTCTTCAATCATTTCAGGTGTATATTCACTTTCTTCATATGGCCTTTTTACAAAGTCATCATATTTTACACTCACAGTATGTTTCCCCCTGATATATTTAGTTTACAAAAGACATTCCTGGTGATATAGTTGTGGAAATAAATATAGTTGTGAGGATATTTATTTAGAGTATCTTATCGAGGATAATTTTATGGAAAATATAGATTTAGAAAAATTGGCTAGGGAGTTTGGTATCGATGAGGATGAGGATTGTGAGGATCCTTCATCTTCCAATCATAATGAAAATTTAGAAATAATCACTGATAGTATTGATATTACAAATCCAGATAAGATATTAGAAGATAATATATTTAAAGCTAATGTTGTCTTAGATAAAATATTGAGTAATATCAATAGTGGTCGTTTTACACCAAGGATGGGGGAAGTTGCTGGTCAATTAGTTAATGCCGTTACTAATGCAGTGGAAAAGGTTTTTGCCAGAGATGCGGGAATTAAAAATTTACTTATCAAGGATAAGATGTTAGGATTGAAAGAAAAGGAAACAGACATAAAGGAGAGAATTTTTGAAATGAAGAATTCTAAGAAGAAAAATGAAAAGGAGTATTTAGTAACGGATAGAGAAAAGATACTACAAATTTTAAATGAAGGGGAGCCCAAAAATGATGATTGATAATAGTTTAGATTTTAGGCAGGTTATTTTTGACCAAAGGGAAAAGAGGGAAAGTAAAGAATGGTCGGGAACCATGATAGAATACCTCTATAAGGTAAAAGAAACACCAGAGGTATCAAATTTGTCACCTGGTAGAATTTATAATATGATTATGAGTAAAGGAACAACACAGATCGATGATTCTATGAAAACTCGTGGATATGAAGATCTCGTTAGATATAATTTCTTTGATACTATCTATGGTGATAGGCCCGCAGAAGCGATACATGATATTGTTAGGTTCTTAAAAGCGGCTGCAAGAAGAACAGAAACTGGTAAGAGAATCTTGATACTTGTTGGCCCAGTTAGCTCTGGAAAATCTACTATAGCTACTCTGTTAAAGAAGGGATTAGAGAATGATCCTACACCAAAATATGCAATAGCCGGATGCCCATTTCATGAAGAACCTTTACATCTAATACCAGAAAAGGATCGCAAATACTGGCAAGATAATCTTGGGGTAAGGATTGAGGGATTTGTATGCCCAGTATGTAGACAAATGTTGAAAGAAAAATACACAGATGTTAATGGTAATATTTTGTGGGAAGATGTGCCGATTGAGGAAGTAAAATTCTCAGAGCAAGATAGAGTTGGAATCGGAACATTTCAACCTTCAGATCCAAAATGTGTAAAACATGATACAATATTATTTTGCGATGAGGGAATGATTTCTTTTGAAGAAATTCAAGAAAAAGTTATGGCTAATATTGATGAATTTAAGGAAAAAGAAATTATTATTTATGGTATTAATGGAAAGGAAAAAACATCACATTTTTTTAATAATGGTTTTCAAAATATTAGAAAAATAAAAACTAACATGGGATTTGAAATTGAATGTACAGATGTTCATCCATTAATGGTTATTGAAAATGGTGAAATTAATTGGAAAAAATCAAAAGATATTACAACAGATGATTATGTTGGTATTCAATTTGGTCAAAATATTTTTGGAAATAATGAAAATATGACAAAAGAGTTAGCAAAATTAATTGGATACCTTGTATC